AGGAGAAGCAGTAGCAGACACACCACCAACGGTTTCAGCATAAGAAGGATTAGCAAATAATAATGTTACTGCGAGAAGATACTTGTAGTGTCGGTTACGCTGGTAACCTCCGTGACCCTTTGGATAATTGTATGATTTTGAAGCCCCGGGCCAGAATAAGTTTCGGTAAACTGAAACGCTGATCCTGGTGTCGTCTGTGTAAATTGAGGTTTGCTTGTTACACCTGTCCATGATGATGTCACTCCATCTATAGTTATATTAGTTGCTCCTGTCCCTGGAGATAAGTTTCCACTTGCACTGACACCAGAACCAGTAGCAGAGTACTGATATCCTGTGCTGTAGTCCATTGAGTTTATTGTCTCAGTTATCGTTTGTGTCGTTTCTGTATGACTGCTCATACTTCCCTGAGTGAAGTTCGGTACTACTGGCACTGCTAGTGACTGTCCAGGAAACAAAACAATGCTGGCAACAATTACAGAAAGAGGTGCCGCGACAATTTGAGCAACGGCATCCTTTTGGATTTGGAAAACCATAATTTAAATTCCTCATCAATCGATAACAGTGATCTCACTGATAAATTGACCTGTTGCAGATGTACCAGCACCGCCACCAGTTACTGTGAGAACACCTGCTGAAGTTACAGTACCGGCAAGAGTTCCTAAAGTACCTGCAGTAGAAGAAGTCACACTACTAAAATTAGGAACTTCCCCCACAGTAGGAGCACCAGTTGGAACTGTATCAGCCTGTGTATATGACTGACTGAAAGAAAATGCAGAACCTGCTGTATCTTGAGTGGCTGCAATTGTTCCGGGAGCATAAACTCCACTGGTTATTGCTCCAGTCGAAACAGTTCCTGCTGTTGTTCCGTCCGTAGTATCAATATTACTACCACTGATACTGAATGAGGATCCAACTCTAGTTGCTGTAGTCTGTGCGGCATTGACGGTTAGTTGAACACTAGAAGCATGTTTTGAAACAAGTCCTCCGGCATTTGCTACACTTGCGGACATTATTAATATTCCGAAAGCAAATAATGCTCTTTTCATCTTTTCCAAGCATACTTTTTATTATTTAGTTCCTGCAAATTTATACTTATAAATAATATGAAATAAATTTGATTTGAAATGAACGAGCAGCAAAATCATCTTTCACAATTAATCGAACAAAGAGTAACACTGTCACAAAAGTTGGAAGGAATCCAAACACAATCTACAAGAACCAGAGATTTGATGCTAAAGACTCAAGGTGCTATTGAGTATTTGGAAGCAACCGGTGTCAAACTGCCAGAACCTGAACCAGAAGTAGAAGTGTCCGAGACAGAAGTCGTAGAAGAGGGTTGACGCATAGACCAGAAGGCATTATAATATGAAAGTCAGCAAGGGCAAGTAGCTCAGATGGATAGAGCCACGCACTTCTAATGCGTTGGTCGGGGGTTCGAGTCCCTCCTTGCCTGCCTGATCCCCTGTAACTCAGTGGTAGAGCAGGGTTTTTGTAAAGCTCAGGTCGCAAGTTCAAATCTTGTCGAAGGCTTTCTACTTTTAATAAGTAGATTTGGGTTTATAACTCAGTTGGTAGAGTATCGGGCTTTTAACCTGCAAGTCGTCAGTTCGAGCCTGACTAAACCCACTTGACAAGAACTCAATCTTGTCTTATAATACTTCTTGTGTGAAGGAAGTGTAATGAGAGAGCACCGAAGGGGTGGCGTTATTAACTCAGTAACGTAGATCGGTTCGACACCGTATCTGGTAAATGGTGGTTCAAATCCATCCTCTCTCATCTGCGGAATTAGTTTAGAGGCAAAACTAAAGGTTTCCAACCTTTCGTCACCAGTTCGATTCTGGTATTCCGCTTTCGGGTTATCCGAATACCCGAAAAAAAGATGAGTATAAATACTCTCGTTACTTATTTGTAACGATTTACAACAGAACCAGTCGAGGTTCTTAACATCTGCGGGTAACCATTCCGCAAGTAAAAAAAACGAGGAAAACAAATGTTCAAAACGACTATCGCTGCAGCTGCTGCTGCAATTGCTCTTGCCCCTGCTGCCGCCCTAGCCGGACCCTACGTCAACGTCGAAGCTAACTCCGGTTGGACTGGATCTGATTACAACTCAACCACCACAGACCTGCACGTAGGTTATGAAGGTGAACTGGGTGAAAATGCTTCTTACTACGTCCAAGGAGGAGCTAGTGTAGTCTCCCCTGATGGTGCTGAAAGTGATACTGTTCCTTCTGGTAAGGCAGGTCTCGGTCTTGCATTGACTGACGCACTTGGTGCATACGGTGAAGTTAGTTTCGTCGGTTCTGGCGATTCTAACATCGACCGTGGTTATGGATCCAAGTTGGGTCTGAAGTACAACTTCTGATCTTGTAGACACATAGACATCTAGATGTTATACTGGGGGTGCGACGGCATCCCCTTTTTTTGTATATGGATTATACCCCACCTGCACTTTGTATTAGAAGTATTGAACCTGCTAAAACACCAGGTAAAGTGCTTGTAGATATGCCATCTCTATGGAGAGATAGTGATGCAATAAACCCTGTAGAGATTCATAAAAAAACAATTGATTCTATTATGAGTGAACCTTATAGTGTACCTATGTGTCCACCAGGATGGCCCAATCCTCCTCTTACTGAGACGGAATGAAAAAATATTTTATAAACTTCATAACGAATCCAGGAACTTTGACCTCCCTTCTAATGCTGGGAACGATAGCACTGATAGGGTCACTGCATAATCATGCTCACTACACAATGAGTAAGGATGCTGATGCTTATGTGAGACAGTGGTGTAGATCATCAGCAGAAAACAAAAAGACTTGTATTAGTTATGGTGGAGACATGGATTACTAATGAAAAAGAAAATTAAAAAATCGGAACAAAAAATTGCAGACTGCGATAACATCTATGATATGATTGAGATACTACAGAGTCGTATTGAGGAAATAGAAACTGAACACACACAATTGATTCGTAAGATGGGAGAACTAAATAGTCGCGTAGACGACTTTTCTACAAATGAAAATTAATCTTTGGTACTCTAAGAGTATGAGTCAATGGAGATGGACTCTCTGTGAAGAATTTAAGAATGGTGTTACGAAAGTAGAACAACATGCCGGACAACGTGAGAAATTGCGAGATGCAATGAATGATGTTGCTAATACAGTAGAGTATATGTTAGATGATAAATAACTGAAAACTGAAGACGTATAAAGAATTATACAATGGAAAATATAAAGATTAGGTGTCGTTCCTGTGGAAAGGAATTGGAAGGACATCCAAGTAAGACAGTTTGTTGTGGTTGTCCGAATATGGCAACCATTCGTGGTGATAAGATTTCGGCAGTTGACTTATCAAATGTCGTTATGTTAAACTCTCATTATCCTAAAAATAAAAAAGAAGTTCTTTCATCAGAAGATATCTTATGGCACGAACAAAGAAAGCAACGCAAAGTTCGTAAAATGGATTTTGAAACTAGGTAATATTAGGAAATCAAAATAAATTGACAAATACAAATTAGTAACTATTATAGCTAATATGTATTTCAATTTAAAAAACCATGGACGAGCACACCTATAATAATTGGGTGAAAGTCAAAGAGACTTTTGAGTCATCTGGAAATACTGAAAACTTTTTCTATCAGAGAGCATGTGCAATTGTTGGTGGAGCACCAGATCCTATTGATAAAATGATAAAACAAGACAATGCCGCATCGGATGGATGAAATAAAACCAGAACATTATGTCACTCAAAAAGAGTGTCAGGAGATGATTGACGATGCTATTCGGAGACACAATAGAAACGCAGGTATTATCAGCATGTGTGTTGGGTGGGTTGTCTTATGCTTATTTGCTGAGGGCCTTCTCAGATTGATTGGAGTTATTCCTCCACTATTACCATGGTTACAAATTAAATTATAGGAGAATTTTATGAAAGTTGGAATGATTGGTTTAGGTCGTACTGGTGAAGGTATGTCTCGTCGTATGATTGAAAAGGGAATTGAAGTTTGGGGTTACAGTAGTAGTAACTATGAGAATGCTTGTGGACAATATGAAGCAGGATACATTAGTGGGTGTGTAACTTCTATAGAGTATCTTGTCCAGGCAGTTAAATCTGATGGTCTTAGGTACACTAGTGCCGGAAAAGTTCCTGGTATCTTTCAAATTACTCTTCCAGAGCAAAAGGCAGAAGATACACTCGATGAGTTACTACCATTACTTGAAGAGGGTGATATCATTATTGATCATAGTACTAGTGACATAACAAAATGCCAAGAACTGGAGAAGTACTGCTCTAAGTTAGGTATATCCTATATCTTCTCCGGTGTATATGGAGCACCTTATGCTATTGATACTTGTTCTAAAATTTTTCAATCCTTATCACCAGGCAATATAAAATGACTTTAGCAGATGTCTTACTCTGGGGAACCATACCCTTTCTATGTGCCACCATTTATTTCGGGCACAGAAAAGGTGAAAATGTCTACTACGAAAGTGACAAATATGACGGAAATGGAACAGCGCATTAAGATGAGACATGCGTTTGCCATGTCGTCATTCGGTAGAATGTTTACACCAAATAAAATTTCATATGAGATGAGATCTTTTTGTAAAGAGTGGTCAGAAAACATTAATGAAATTCCACCTGCTAAAGACTTATATCAAGTTGATCGTTACTTTTTAGAACTATGGAAAACATGGTCATTGCCTTTATAATATTTTATTCTTTATTCGGTTTATTTCTTTTTATCCTTTCAATTTTACAAGAGTAATGATACTAAACTTTGCTAGATTTTGTGGTGTTGTACTAAACAACCCATATGGATTAGGATTTCTTTCAACTATGTTGGTCTTTGTTCCTGTCATAGGAATGTGGGCAGTTCACAAATATAACTGGCAACATTGGGCACCATTTGACAGAGGGCATTAGAGGTAGTATAATATTTAAGTTGAGAAATCAACTGCGGTGTTCCCCTTTGGTAGGTTCAGGAGCAGCGGCGATAGGAACCTACTTTACTTGACTACATAATCACAACACTGTATAATACACAGGTAATCAAAACGGACAATGGCACTGACTGAAAAATTCAAGACCAAGGATTTAGATACCCTTCGTAATGCTGCAAAAGGTGAGATTTTCTTAGATGTAAAAAGTCCAAAATTATTTAAGAAGGTTCGTAAATACTATGAATCTAATGGAGTAATTTTTTCTGGTGATCCACTTGATGATTATGAAATCATGATGGACTGTTTGTATTCTGATCTAAAAATTTCTGTTGAGGTTGCCTGATGAATGTTGTGCAAAAACCAACCGTTCTTCTTGAACGGTCTCCTTATCGTTATATCCAAGTTGGCA